TATGGCTGAGCGTCATACCCATGAACAGGTGCAAGCTCAACTTGAGATAAATAAAACTGAGGCTGCTCATAAGAACCTGTTTGTCGCAGGATGGCGTCCTGCTTGCGGATGGATTTGTGTATTGGGGATGGCTGGAAATTTTTTAGTTATACCTTTTGCCAATATGATTTTAGAGCTATTTAAAACAGGCGTTTATGTTCCTATGATTGATCTTAGCACTATGCTTCCTGTACTTATGGGTATGCTAGGGTTAGGTGGTTTGCGTACACTGGAAAAAGTACAAGGCGCACAAAAGAATCACTAGGAGCAAAAAGAATGAGTAACGTAGTAGAATTTCCTAGACCCGCTGGATTGGAAGATTATTACGCACTCATGGGTGCTTATGATTTAGAGCTGACAGAACTAACAACCAAGGCTATTGATCTTGGCCTTGACGTTCATACTATTGTTGGATTGTTGCAGGCTCAGGCTCAATTTCTAATCTCCTTGGAACTATACGAAGATGAAGAGTAAGTTAGAAGAAATGCTTATTAGGCAAGAAGGTAATCGAAAGTTTCCTTACGAATGTTCAGCGGGTAAAATTAGTATTGGCATTGGCAGGAATCTGGAGGACAGGGGACTGTCTGATGATGAGATTATGTTTTTGTTAAAAAATGACATAGAAATCTCTCAGACTGAACTATCTAAAACATTTGATTGGTTTTCATCCTTAAACCAAGCAAGACAAGATGCCTTGGTGTCTATGCACTTTAATATAGGCTTGAACAGCCTACTCAAGTTTACCAACACATTACAGCATTTATCAGAGGGTAACTTTGAGCAGGCTAGTAAGGAGATGCTTGACTCAAAGTGGGCATCTCAGGTTGGCAACAGAGCGATAGAGCTAAGTGAGATAATCCGTACCGGAAAATATGTCACAAGCTAATCTTATCTAGTTTCTCCAGCTCTGACTCAATGATGAAGTCGCAGAACTGCTTAATCTTCCGCAAGTCCTCTACTCCTCCCTTATCTCTCCAACGGGTTGCGTACTTTACAATACATCCCTCAGCAAAAGGTAACTGATTAGCCATAATATATTCTATGGGTTGAATTTTGAGCTTTTGGTAGTGGTCGCCAGCTACTTGATAGTCTGTTGATTTCAATGCAATTCCCCTTCATTACTGTCGTATTCAAACTCAAATTTTTCTGTCAAACCTTGATCTTCTAAAAAATCTGAATGATCCATAATCATAGCCATCATGGTAGCAATACATCTTTTTGCCTCATCTGGCAGATCATGAAAGTCACTCATAAGATATTCATTCATTTCTTCTGCTGACATTGCTAATACATATTCAGGCATTTTTTAGCCTCTTTATTGTGAGTCTTTTCCACAGTTCTTCCATGGGTCGTAACTGGTTTTGCTCAAACGTAAAGCCGCCATCACCTAAAGGCTGTGATAACTCAGCAAACTGCTTCCGAGTAGTCCAGCCGACCAGCTTAAACGTGTTGTCATTGATCTTTACAACTAACACGCCTACCTGTGATTTGAACGATTCTAAACTTCTAAATAACAATCTATAGGTTGGCTTAGAGGCTGTTTTAACATCAATGGTTATTTCTTCAATGGTGTAATCTGTCCCACCGTCCGAGCCAAGATTATCCTTCGGGTCTTCTAGGTCAAACACCTTAGCAAAGGCTAACTCACCTTGAACGCCTAACAGCTCCACGTTCATCTCAGAAGTGTCTATTCGCAGTTGAGTAAGTCCTAACTTCCGAGAGGTGCTGTATCTTGACATGGCTACCTCTTTACACAGGGCTTGGTCTTCTTCTGATAAGGTAACTTCAATCATCTTAAACGATTCTCATGATGTTTGATTTGCTCGTTAAACTCTTCAAGCATTTCTTCGTAGTCAGCCTTGTACAGTTTGATAGGGTTAGACTTAGTGGCAATCATTTCTTCCACGAAGTCCCTGCCGTACATATCTTCCATCCACAAAGTGTACTGCTGAGCTGCTGAGCCGTACCTCATTCCCCACATATTACAGGAGGCGCATTGCGGATGTACATTCTCAATCCTTAGCGCCCAAAAGCTAGAGCTTCCTTTTGCCAACCAATGCCCTCCCTGTAGCTGTGAGTAATGCTTAACAACCCCACAAGAGACACAAGCACAGTTACCTTCATCATCAGCAGCGGCTAATCTACAAAGTCTCTGGATGGTTTTGAGGCATTCTTGACGCAGGACTTTGCTAGATTTTACCTTTGGCTTACGTTTCATAATTTGTACGGTTTTCCAGTTTGCAATGAATTAATTACCCGAATAGCACGAAGTCTGGTCTTAGAGTCCATGTTTTTCATGCGCAATTCAAGCAACTTAATACTGAATAACTTGCTTGTTACCGGATAAATCATAGACAAGAATTTCAATTCATCGCTTATCTTATAGACATTTCTTGTCTCAGAGTCGCTTGCTTGCTTCGCCATTGCTCAAATCTCATGTTCATTACTTGAATCTTATGCCGCAAGAGGACTGCTTTTTCTATTGCGACCTTTAGCCCTTCTAATAATTCAAGGTACTCAGGATGAGAGTACGCATATCTTTCCTGTTTGGCAATTGGCATAGAATGGTCTGATCGTTCTGCTTCTGCCATCAGGATAGCTTTCTTGGATTTACGAAACTCCATTAGATACTGCTTTTCAGCTTCTGCTTGTGCAAACTCGGCGGTTATCCGCTCAAGGTCTGCGAGTGTGTTTCCTTCGCTCAAATTCATTCTCCACATAAAGTTTGACACGTTCTTGGTAGTCAGGAGGCACTTTAGATAAAGCCTCCCTCCTTTCTTCTCTGGTCTTAAGCGCCAGTATTTCTGCTGCGTAGTGCCGTGGCCTCATAGATAAGTGCCGGTGATATATTCCATTACTAAGGATATATCCTCAACCTCATCGTATGGACATACACCAAACCCTTTATCATCAAACACGATAACGTAGGGGATATGCTCAGAATCCGCACAAAAGACTGCTTCTTCAATGGCGTCTGTTGCTGTCTCAAACACCATCATGGTAGCCCCTTGGCAATGAACTCTAGCTCATCTACTTCGAGCTCCTTTGCAAGTTTAGAGATTAAAGACAAACTAGCGTCCTGTTGGTATCTCCAACGACTTATCTGCTGCTTATGAACAGCAAAGCGTTTCGCCAGTTCTACCGACGTTACGCCTTGCTCCTCTTGGGCAGCTCTTAATGCTTTCCCAAAATCAATCATAATTTCCTCAGAATGGTAAGTCTGAATCAAAGTCATCGTCAGGTGAAGCTACAGCAGGAACGCTTGGGCTTTCATCCTTCGGAGTAAACGAAAGGCTGACCAAAGGCTTTTTACCACCTTCTTTAGAAGTCCACGCAGAAACCCAGTAATTAACGCCATTTATCTCTGCGCTACCTTTGAGATTTGGATGCTTTTCAGTGGTTTGGTTGTCGTTCTTCCACAATGCGCCACGGTTGTTGTTGTCGTAATTAGTCATTCTCTTTCCTCAATCGTTCAGTTTCAGATTTAATGATTTCAGCAGTCTCAATTAACAATGGCTCAGCCAGTGCTAATAAATCGTCATTGCGCTGCACTTCAATGATGAGTGGTTTCATATCTGGGTGATATGATATGAAAAAGTAATGCTGAATATTCAATACCAGCATTGTCCCTTGTACCTGCTGCACATAAGCACTTGGAAGTTTCCCTGCTCGTAGGTAAGCGCAGTGTGTGTGGGCTAGAGGACATTTTATCTCTACACCACATTGACCATTATCAAATAATCCGTCAGGACTACATCCTATCTCATAGTCTGCCATTTTGATAAGGCCAACCTCTTCAATACTAACGCCTAGCTCAAGTTCTGCAATCATTCGAGCGGTAGATTCTAGGTCATTCCCACGCTGCATAGCCTCAGACTTAAACATCTCTGTAGGCTTGCCTGTAAGATTTTCGGCAATTAGCTGGTTAATAAGACCGTCACGGCTAGTAGATAATTTACCAGTAGTGGTAAACACTTTGGAGAAATTACTAGCTGTGATGACTCCGCATCTGGCTTGCAGCCATTCTTCGCTACCCTGAATCATTCTTTCTTCTCCTTAGCCTTATTCATGGCAGCTATCATTTGTTTATAGTCAGACACAGATAGCTCAACCAATGAAGAGATTTTTTTCTTGGCTAATACTTGTTCCAAGGGGTAATTGTTTAACTCAAGCAAAGCCTCTAACGAAATAGCTTGCTGAGCAGTGATGCGGTTGTCTAGCTCTGCTACACCGTCAGTCATTCCGTCAGTGTCATCGTCTGCGGCGCAACCACATATAGAGGCTAAGGTGTAACGGCGGCAATATGTGATGTTACTGCCGTATTCCCAAGGATGCACTTTAGCCACAGGAATGCTTAAAGATGACTCAAGCCACTGGCCTGATGAGTGCATAAGCCTTGTGGTTACGCCGACGATGTTGTTGTTGCTAAAAGGGATTTGAGTAAAGCTAATGTTATTCTTATTCAGCGGCTCAATAACCGCTTTTATTACATTAGCTAAATCAGCGTATTTAGACCCTCTAGCACCAGTGCAATTTTTTTCTGGAGGAACAATTTGAGATTGCGCTTTAGCCAAAGCTGCTGCGAGTTCGTTTATGTTTTCTGATGTTTGCATAGTAATCTCCTTTAGATAATGCCCAGACAGTCT